GACCGCGCCCATCATCATCGGCGTGGACCCGGCGCGGTTCGGGTCGGACGCCACCGTCATCGCGGTGCGCAAAGGCCGCGACATCATCGCCATCAAGCGGCACCGGGGCGCGGACACCATGGAGGTGGTGGGCCGGGTCATCGAGGCGATCGAGGAGTACGGCCCCGCGCTGGTCGTGGTCGACGAGGGCGGCGTGGGCGGCGGCGTGGTCGACCGGCTCAAGGAGCAACGCTACAAGCAGGTCAGGGGCGTCAACTTTGGAATGAGAAGTCGCGTTCCTTTAATGTGGGGGAACAAGCGGGCCGAGATGTGGGGCGCGATGCGTGACTGGCTCAAGACGGCGTCCATCCCCGCCGACCGGCTGCTCAAGAGCGACCTGATCTCGCCGCTGGTCAAGCCGGACAGTCGGGGGACGATGTTCCTGGAGAGCAAGAAAGACATGCGGGCGCGAGGGCTACAAAGTCCTGACGCTGCCGACGCGATCTGTGTTACCTTCGCGTTCCCTGTTGCATCAACAGCACGTGTCGACAAAACCACGCAAAGGCACTACGCTTCAACGCAATCCTCGTGGATGGGTTCCTGACGCATGGCCAAGACCGACATCAAGGGCGACCTGCTGGCCACCATGCGGTCGCGCATGAACGTCGCCGTGGCGGCGTACGGCGACAGCCGGGCTGCCGAGCTGGACGACCTGCGGTTCATGGCCGGCTCGGCGGACAATAACTACCAGTGGCCCTCCGACGTGCTCTCCAGCCGTGGCTCCAGCCAAGGCATGACGATCAACGCGCGTCCGTGCCTGACCATCAACAAGCTGCCGCAGCACGTCAGGCAGGTCACCAACGACCAGCGCCAGAACCGGCCCACCGGCAAGGTCATCCCGTCGGACGACTACGCCGACATCGAGGTGGCCGAGATTTTCAACGGCATGGTGCGCCACATCGAGTACGCATCGGACGCTGATGTCGCGTATGACACAGCCTGTGACAATCAGGTCACATACGGCGAGGGCTATATCCGGCTCCTGACCGAGTACTGCGACGACAACACCTTCGATCAGGACATCCGCATCGGGCGCATCCGCAACTCGTTCAGCGTCTATATGGACCCGATGATCCAGGACCCCACGGGCGCGGACGCGCAGTGGTGCTTCATCACGCAAGACCTGACCAAGGACGAATACGAGCGCCAGTTCCCTGACGCCTCGGTGCGGTCGATCCAGGAGCAGGGCGTCGGCGACCCGTCCTTGAGCCAATGGCTCAGTCAGGACACGGTGCGCATCGCCGAGTATTTCTACGTCAAGCACGAGCCGGGCACGCTCAACATGTACCCGGACGGCCTGACGGCTGCGGACGGCAGCCGCGAGGACAAGGTCGCCCGGCTGCTGTTCGGCCAGCCGACGCGCACCCGCACGGTCGACCGCAAGACGATCAAGTGGATCAAGACCAACGGGTTCGAGGTGCTGCAAGAGCAGGACTGGCCGGGCAAGTGGATCCCTGTGATCCGCGTCGTCGGCAACGAGTTCGAGATCGACGGCGAGCTGCACATCTCCGGCCTCATCCGCAACGCCAAGGACGCGCAGCGGGTGTATAACTACTGGACCAGCCAGGAGGCCGAGATGCTGGCGCTGGCCCCCAAGGCCCCGTTCATCGGCTACGGCGGGCAGTTCGAGGGCTACGAGGGCCAGTGGAAAACGGCCAACGTCAACAACTGGCCGTATCTGGAGGTCAACGCCGACGCGACCGACGCGCTCGGCAACCCGCTGCCGTTGCCGCAGCGCGCGCCGCCCCCGCTGGCGCAGACGGGGCTTATTCAGGCCAAGATGGGGGCGTCGGACGACATCAAGTCGACCACGGGCCAGTACGACAGCAGCCTCGGCGCTACGTCCAACGAGCGGTCGGGCAAGGCTATCCTTGCGCGGGAGAAACAGGGCGACACCGGCACCTACCACTACATCGACAACCTCGCCCGCGCGATCCGGCACGTCACGCGCCAGTGCATCGACCTGATCCCCAAGATCTACGACACGGCGCGCATCGCGCGCATCATCGGCATGGACGGCGAGGTCAGCATGGCCCGCATCGACCCGATGCAGCCCGAGCCGGTGCGCAAGATCGAGGACGAGGAAGGCAACGTCATCGAGAAAATCTACAACCCGTCAGTCGGCAAGTACGACGTCGTGGCTGTGACCGGGCCTGCCTACGCCACCAAGCGCCAAGAAGCCGCCGAGAGCATGAGCCAGGTGCTGCAAGGCAACCCGGCGCTGTGGCAGGTGGCCGGCGACCTGTTCGTCAAGAACATGGACTGGCCGGGAGCGCAGGAGATGTCCGAGCGGCTGCGCAAGACGATCGACCCGAAGATCCTGGCCGACGACGACAAGTCGCCCGAACTGCAAGCTGCCGAGAAGCAGATCGAGGAGATGGGCGGGATGCTCCAGCAGATGCAAGGCGCGCTCAAGAACGTCGAGCAGTCGATCGAGGCGCAGGAAATGCGCACCAAGCAGTTCGAGGCTCAGGTCAAGGCGTACGACGCCGAAACCAAGCGCATCGGCATCATGCAGGCAGGCATGACACCGGAGCAAATACAAGATACAATCGACGGCACCATCGACGCGGCCATGCAAACGGGCGATCTTGCCCCTCAGACGCTGACCCCGCAGCAACCGCAACCACAGATGTGAGATAGCCCATGTCCCGTATCGTTCCGCTTCCGACCACCAACACCGTCGTTGACAATACCGTAGCCCTTATCGGTGCGGACGGTTTGGTTGCGTCTTTCGGGGGCTATGTGTCCTCGGCCACGTTCACGCCGGCTGCCGCTGCCTACGCGGCAAACGACATCATGGAAGGCGCGAAGACGTTTTCGCTGATTGGCCCGTCCACGGGCGGTGCCATCCTGATTACGAACACCAGGCTGCGGGTTGACGATTCGGCGGTGCAGTCGGGCGAAACGTCCTACACGCTCCACCTCTACACGGTGACCCCGCCCTCGGCCTTGGCTGATAACGCGGCTTGGAACCTGCCCTCGGGCGACCGGGCGTCTTACGTCGGGTCTATCGCTCTGGGCACCGTGGTGGACGTTGGCGATACGCTCTACGTCGAGCAGACCGGCCTGACCAAGCAGATCGTCGTCCCTGCTGGCGGCTCGCTGTTTGGCTATCTGGTGACCAACGGCGCGTTCACGGTCACCGTTCCTGCGGCCCGTGTCGTGACCCTGATGGCTCTGTCCGCATGAGACCGTCGCTCCGACAGGTTTTGTTCAGGTCTGCTGGCCTCGACCTGAACTTTGCGGGCGGCGTCTTCAGCCTGAACAACACCCGCACGGATAGCCCTGCCAACATCCCCGGCTGGTCGTTCTCGCGCACGGACACGAACGGCACCGCGACTGCGCTGGACCTAGCTGGGAACGTCATCCAGTTCGCCACGGGCGTCCCCCGCATCACAAACCGGGGGATACTGGTTGAGGAAGCGCGGACGAACGTGCTGCTTCGGTCCAACGAGTTCGACAACGCTTCGTGGACTGCAACAAACAGCACCGTCACCGCCAATGCTGGCTCGGCACCAGACGGCACGACAACAGCCGACAAGATCATTGCCACAGTGGCAAGCGCCCAACACCGCGTTGACCAGACAGCGGTTAACAGTGCGGGAACGGCGTGTTTCAGTGTTTTCCTGAAAGCCGCTGAGTATTCGTTTGCCACTATCCGCATCGGCAGCTCCGGCGGCATTGTTGATCTTTCTGATGGGTCGGTCAGTGGCGTGTCCGTTGGCTACACAATGACAGCCACCGCGTTTCCAAACGGCTGGTATCGCTGCGCCCTAGTCGGATCAGCGGCGTTAAACGATACCGTTCGCATCAACGTCCAAAACGCTACCGGGTTTGCGCTGTCTTTTGCTGGCGATGGAACGTCCGGCATCCTCGCTTGGGGCGCTCAACTCGAACTCGGAGCCTTCGCCACCTCCCCCATCATCACCACGGGATCGACGGGGACGCGGGACGGTGAAGTGGTATCGCTTGGCACAGCGGCTCTTCCACCCGAGGGGACCATCGTTCTAACGTATGTTGTCCAACCCACGGCTGTTGGAACGGCTGCGCGGACATACGGCTTTAACTTAACTGACGCGGGCAACAGCCGTTTTAGTTTGCGTATCGGGGACATTGGCTCGGCAACCACGCCTGTCGCAATAATCGGGGATGGGACGGCTTTGACGACGCTGACCGCGTCTTCGCTCACGCCCGGCACGACAGCAAAAGTTGCGGTGTCTTACAGTTCTCTGTCCGCGCAGTTTGCAATGGCGGTGAACGGTTCAGATCAAACGGGCGCTCGGCAAGCTGTTGCGGCTACTCTTGCGCTAACGTTCAGGCTTGGCTCTATCGGAACTCCCGGCACCAACGCCATTAACTCACCCATTTCCCGCGCTCAGATCATCCCGCGTTTTCTTACTGCGGCTGAACGCATCGCCCTGACCGCGCCATGACCCGCCGCCTCGGACTGCTGGCTGCGTTTACCCTCTCCGGCCTGTTCTGGTGGTGGCTGTTCACCCTGCTGCCGTCCGGTGGCTCAGACTGGCGAGACAGGCCCCCGACCCGCTACCAGCGCGACGCGACGGCGGGCGTAGTGTTCACGACCGAGGCAAGGGTTCAGCGTATGTGTCCCCAGGTTCGCTACGCCGTGGGCTGCACGGTCGGCGGGACGATCTATGTGCCAAACCCCTGCCGATGGGGCGACGGCTATTCGACGCTGCTTTGTCATGAGCTTGGCCACGTCAACGGATGGTCGGCTGAGCATGAGCGTTGAGCAAAATACCAACCCTGTGATACGGTCCCGCGTCGCCTAACCAAGGATCCAGCCAAAATGACCGCAGGTAAGACAGTCCCGGAGTTGACGGCGACAACGCCGCCGATCGTCGGCACCGACGAACTGGTGGTCTATCGCGCCCCTGGCCCGCTCAAGCGCGCAACCGCGACGGTGTTTTCCGACTACATCAAGGCGTTCTATTCGGCGTCGGGCGGCTCGGCACTGGTCGGCCTCCTGCAATCCGGCACGGGAGCTGTGGCTGAAACGGTGCAGACTGCGGTGCGCCGCGTCGTGTATCCAGAACAATACGGCGCGGTTGGCGACGGCACGACCAATGACGCCACGGCAATGCAGAACGCAATCACGGCGGCGGCTGCGGCTAACGCTGTCCTGACCTTGCGACCGGGCCGAAACTATCGCTGCGCGACTGGCCTGACGATCCCCGCGAACTCGACTATCGACTTTCAGGGCGGAACCATTTCGACGGCTGCGAACATCTCGCTTCTGTCGATCACGGCATCGAACGTCACGCTCATCCAGCCCAAGTTGCGCGGGCCGTCCGGAACATACAACGCCACGTCCATTGGCATCTACCTGTCCGGCACCGTCAATGGCGCAGCGGTTGCTCCGACGTTCATCTCCGACATCAAAATCCTTGAGCCGGATATTCAGGACTTCGGCTATCTCTGCATCCAACCGCTCT